CCCGCCCCTGACACATACTCCGGTCGCAATACATTGGCGAGTGCCCGCCGAACGTACCCGTCCCGGTCGAGGTACGTCGCCACCGTCGCCGCGTCCGCCCGCGTGTGCGTCTCTTTCCATGCTTCACCACCGCGATAGGCCGGGATCGTCCGGCGCACGAACGTGCCCCACCGCTCCAGCGCCTCACCGCCGGCCACCAGCAACAGATCGGCAGGCAGCGTCATTCAGAAGGGCTTCGGTTCATGTTCGACGTACTCCACCACGATGTCTCGATGCAACGAGTCCTCCGTGTGCGGGTAGCTCATCACGCCCTCGGCCCGCGTCGCCAAGAACATCTGTTCAGCCCGCGCCGTATCCGGCACCATCCACATCGGGAGCCCGTCGCCGAACTTCTGCGTTACCTGCTCCCGGATCAAATCCTCGTACTCGCTATCAGCCCCGAGCCGCACCGTCAAGTTGCCGCGCCGCCGTCGTGTCCGACGTGCCCGGCCCGTCCATCCGCTCTCGCTCTCGATCGCCAGCGATACCATCTCATGGCTGTCCTGGTCATACGGCCGCCGCGCCCCGCCGACCTCGACGGCCAGCCCCACCCAGACGTTGACCAGCTCAGGTTTGATCCCGGCACCCATCGCATCGATGTAGAGTTCTACGGCTTTGCCGACCCGCAGCGGATACCGCTTGATCCACGCCCCCTCCTCCGTCACCACGCCGATGCCGTTGTCAATCGCGCCCGGCATCGAGAACGACGGATGCGTGATGTCGAAGGGCGTCTCATACGTCCCCGTGAAATCCGTCGCGTCCACCGTCGAGCGTAGCTCCCACGTCTCCCCCGCGAGATTGTGCCCCCGGTCGATGACAATGCAGTTGTGCGCCCGGAGCCGATCGAACACGCAACGGAGCCACCACGCAGAATTGGCCGTGCTCGCCGTGGCCTTGTCGAGCGGATCGCGCCGCGTGGTTCCAACACGCCACGCCTCATATCCCGCAGGCTCTTCCTCGGCCGAAACCGTATGCGCGGGATACTGCCCTCCGAGCCCGGCGGAGAACAGGTTGTCGGCCATCACGAGGATCGTCGTCATCCCAAGCCCGCCGGGAGCAAGGGCACCGCCCCGAGCGCCGCATCACGTTGCACACGGGCGAGGAAATCGCGCGAGGACGTCGGGTTCCCGCGGGCGTCGAGAATCTGCACCGTGATCCGTTGTTGCCGCCGCTGCTCCGCTTCCCGCAGTTCCCGCCGGAGCCGGTTGATCTCATCCCGCGAGCGATCATCCTGCACGAGGACCGGCTGCCGCTGACGCCCCCCACCGAAGAGCGCCCCGAACAACCCACCGGCGGCCCCGATGAATGCGCCGGCAAGGCTCCCGACGCCGGGGATACTCTGAGCGATGCGCGCCACCATGTTGATGATGGAGCCGGCTGTGATTCGACTCCCCTCGATGGCCGCCTGCGCCATCGCGCCGAACGCACTCACCGCGACGGCGGCGGCGTCATTCATCGCTTCACCCACTGCGGCAATCGCCGGGACTTTGACTTCGAGATCCCGCAGCGGGATGGTGACCAGCGCCTCACTGAGCCGCGCTCCAGGACGCTGCATCCGCTCGGCGCGCTCATCCGTCTCCACGAAGGCCCGGGCTACCCTCGACGCAGCAGTCCCCGGAAGCACGCTCGGGCCGACCACTTCCGGCCGGAACTCCAGCAAAGCCCGTGCCCCCTCACGGAAGGATTCCAGCGCAGCAATAGCGCGTGACTCGAGCGCCAGGATGAACTTGTCCGGTGTGTCCCCGTCCTCTAATCCCATTCCCGCACCGGGCGTAAACGTCGGAAACGGTTTCGGTCCCGTCGTGATCCCCGCCCGTGCTGCCGCAGCCTCCTCCCGGAGTCGCGCCGCGAGCCCCGCGAAGTTCATGGCGAACTGCTCGGCGAGTTGTTCCGCCGCGTTGCCGCCCATCTCGGCCATCACCTTGGCCAACGAGGCCTGCGCCCGGTCCGAGCCGAGGAACGCGGGCCAATGCGCGATGAGCTGCGCTATAATGGCCGGCACCTTGGCGACCGCGACGATGATCGCCTCGGCTAGCGTCCCACCCATCAATCCACCGAGCTCCGCCATGAGCGGCACGAGACGCGAGGGCGCGGCCTCCAAGATCGCCGTCATGGACTCGATGGCTTCCCGCACCTTGCCGAGGAAATTACCGAGCCCGCCCGCTGCGATAGCGGCCCCAACGACCTCGCGGAAATCGCCCCAGGCGTTCGCCAACCGGAACATCTGGCCCGTCAACGTCTCCGCCCGCGCCTTGCTCACCTCGAAAAAGCCCGCCGATGCTCGGACGATCACCGCGAGTTTTTCCTGCTGTGACGCGGACGTGTCTAGGGCAATGCCGTAGCTTCTAAGCGCGTTCTTACTGGAGCCGATGGATTTGCCGACCAGCAAGGCGGCACTGGCGATATCGCCCTTGAGGAACGTGTCCGCGATCCCGATGATGGCGGATTGGGCTTGGGCGAGCTGCCGCGCGTCGAGCTGCGTCGCGAGACTCGCGAGCGAGGCCGTAGCCTGGATAATCGCCTCGTCGCCCTTCGTGGTCACCTTCTGGAGATTCTGCGCGCTCTCGGTCAGAAGATCGAGCGAGGCCGCCCCATCCTTGCCCGTCGTCATCAACGCGGCCCGGAGCGTCTGCGTCGCCTCCTCTTGCTCCGCGAATGCCCGGATACTCCCCGTCACGGCCCCGACGATCCCGCGAATCCCAAATGCGAGGCCGAACGCCCCGGCCAGTTTGAACACCAGCCCGTGCAGGCTATCGAGACTTCGGCTGACCTTCGTCAGCCCTTGCGTCACCGCCAAGGTATTGGCCCGGAGCTCGATGTCGAGTCGCGCGAGTGTCGCCACTTACCGCCTCCGTCTCCGAGCACCTACGTCCGCCTCGAGCCGCGCTTCCTCCAGCGCCTCCGCCTCCAACTGGTAGGCCGCAACCCACTCGACAAACATCGCCGACGACATCGAAGCCAGCATCACGTCCACGTTGGCGTACCCGAGATCGCGGGCCAGCCGGAAGGCGAACCTCCGGCCGTCCCGCGTCCTCAGTTTTTTGTGAGTTCCTCGACGTCCGTCCGTGACAGCGCCGACAGCCGCGACGCCACCGAGAAAAGCCGATCGAGCGCACTCGCCGACTTCTGGGTCAGCGCCTCCACGTCGGCATCGGTGAACACGCGTTCGCCTGCCTCCGTGACCGCCGTCCGCACGACGAGCTTCGCCCGCATGTTCCGATAGTTGAGCTCCGAGCTTTTGCCCTTCGTCGTGAGACAGGACGCCTCGAAGTCGTCGCGCTCGCCGCCCGTGAGGGCGCGCACCCAGACGGACCCGCCCCACTCGGGCACCTCGACCAGCTCCCGCGACAAATCCTGCGCCGCGAGAATCTGGTCCCGCGTGAGCAGCGTCACGCTGTCGCCCGCGTCAGCGGCCCGAAGAACGTGGCCCGCGCAATGGCCTGGTCGCCCACGGCGCCCGCCACCGGCTCATAGGATCGCACGATCACCGTGCCGGACCACTTGGGATTCGTGGTGGCAACAGCGGCGTTCGAGGGCCGGACCTCGATGGCCGCGCTCTGGCCGATCCCGAGTTTGCCTGAGATCGTGGCGTCGAGCAGGGATGTACCGAACTCCTGGTTGAACTCCGCCTCGATCGTGTCGGCGATCAGCCCAGCCGCCTCTGAGCGGCCGGTGTCGCCCATCACAGTGTCGTCTTGCGCCTGGACTTCACGGCTCACCCGCACCGAGCGGACCCGGTTCGAGAGATCGATGGTCGAGAAGTTGAGATACGCGTTGTAGAATATTCCGAATTCCGCCATTGGTGCCCCCTATCGAATGCCCATGAGAACTGTTGCCGTGATCGAACCCGTTGTCCCCCCGATGATCCACCGCGTATCCCACCAGGTATCATTGATTGTGCCACTCACAGGACTGGCATACTCGTACCCGATCGCCGATACGGGAGCGGCGAAACTGATGCGGATGACCGCTCCCGACTTATCACTCAACTGGAAGCTCCGAATCGTCGCGGTCAGGGTACGGTCACCGCTCACCGCCGTCACATGCAGGACGGCGTACACCTTCCGCGTCGCTGCCACGCTTCCCACTTGGACACTGGTGCTATTCTCGGTCGCGCTCACGCTCTTGCTCGTGAGAATCGTTCCAGGGATCAACGGATGCCCACGGCCACGCGCCGACACGTCGTAGCGCAGCATCTCGCCCACGGCTCCGCCGGGGCTGTACGAGGCAGTCCGCGCTCGGAAGAAATAGGCTGGATCGCCGTCAGCGCTCGCTACCGCCCCAACACTCACGGGCACATCATTCGTCGTCAGATAGCTGGCGAGGATCTGGTCCGGCTCCGTCGCCGCTCCCGCCCCAAAGAGCCCCGCCGCTTCGAGCACGGGCACTTCTAGCCCCGGCGCTTCCGAGCGGCCGGTATCACCGAAGATCGTGTCGTCCTGTCCCTCGATGTCCGTCGCCACCCGCAGACTCTGGATGTAGGGGATCTCATACGCCCCCATCCAGAGCTTCCTCTGATAAATAATTCCCTGTTCAGCCATTCGGCTTACTCCTGAACCGCCATGCGACGGTCCCGATATGTGCCACGTCCCGACTCAGACCGTGATCGACCCACACCTCGAAGCCTACCTCCCGCGCCCGGTCGCAGAAATACACGTCCTCCGTGTAGTAGCCCTCGACCGCGGGGTCCCAATGACAGAGGAACCACGGTTGCGGGATCGCCTCGAACACCTCGCGCCGGACCAGGGCGCAGCCGAAGCCGATCGACCGCACGCGCTCGAGGCCAACTTGCCCCACACTGTCCACCACGGCATCGGCGAGGCTCGTTGCCGTCCCGAGGTAGGGCGGCCGTCGCCGCCGGTAGTTGGCCCCGACAATATCTTTGCCCGCGTCCAGTAACCGATGCACGCAATCCCCCGGCAGTTCCATGTCGTCGTCGAGCCAGAGGAGATGCGTCACCGGCTCCTTGATCGCCTGGAGTGCCAAGCCATAACGGCTCTGCGGCACTTCCGTGCCCTCGGCATCGAACCAGAGCACCGCGGGACCGTGTTGCATCACCGCGCTCACGATCTTCACGGCCGACCGGAGGAACCCCAGCGCCGGCTGGCCCTTGCTCGGCACACAGATCCCGACGCATGGCGCGCTCACTCCTCGTAATGGACGAGGAAATCAGTGGGACGATGGAACACCCCAGCATCTTTGATTCCCGCCTCGTGGAGATCGCTATCGGTGTCCACGAAGATCTGCTGAATCACCGTGGAATCAAGCGTCCCCGAGTAGCGGTCCAGCGCCGCCACGACCTGCGCCGCCACCGCCCGCATGGCATCGTAGGTGACCGCCCACGCCGACACCTGGAACCGTGCGTGCGTCGGTTTCGCTCGCGCTCCCATCGCGTGTTCACGGTCGGCCGACACGCGGAAGAACGACACGGCCGGTAGGGTAACGTTCTGCGGCAGCCGCACCCCGTAGACCCGCGTGCTCACCAGCGCCGTGAGTCCCGCATAGCCCGTGAGCCGCGCTAAGAGTGCGCCCTCAATCGTCATCGCCCCACCCGGAGCACTTCACGCCGCATCACGCCCGCGAATCCCTGCACGGCCGCGTCTCGCTGGGCATCGAAGGCCGGCCGCAGGAAGGGCTGCGCCACATGGTGAATCGTCCCGAGCTCCTGGAACACCCCATAGAACACCTCCGCAGACGGCCCCACGCCGAACGCCATGATCCCACGGCCCGCGCTCCGCCCTCGTTTGCGCCGGGCAATGATCCCCTTCGCGAGCGCGCCCGTGCGTCCTCGTGGAGCCCGTGCCCGGGCATCAGCGACGATGGGCTTGCTCGCCGCCAGTAAGGCCCGCCGGAGCGCCGCACCCTGCGCCCGCCGGTCCAGGTCACGGAACTTCCGCTTGAGACCCTCAAGACCTCGGATCACTTCAGCCATGCGCGGGACTCTGATACGTCGAACAACCGGGACAGTAGTACCGATACGGGTCTCCGCTCGTCCGGGCATCGACCCGATCCGCCTCGGGATGCTGGCAGGCCGCCGCTGCCTCTCTCTCTGCCTCCAACTCCCGGAGGGTCAGTACGATAGCTCCGAGAATGTCGCGGAACGCGCGCGCGATCAGGATATCCCTTTCCTCGGACACTAGACCTCCTCGACCGCGATGATCCGCAGCTCGTCGTTCCGTTCCCCGACATTGATCACCGACTCGAACCGCAGCACCCGCGAGCCCCACAAGAGCCGCATCTTCGGCGTCACCCCGCTGAAGTACCGCGTCACGATCGTGCGGGTCACCGTCGCGAAGGGCTGATTGATGGCCGTGCGCTCCGCCCCCACCTCCCCCTCCTCCTCGATCCCGAAGTACACCGCCCGCAACGTGGACGCCGTTTCCGTCGGCCCCCCGCTCGCGTCCTGCCCCGTGGTCATCGTCTGGATCGTGCCGTAGAACGGGTAGCGGGCTCCGGCCGATCGACTCATAACCACGTCACGCGGTAGGGAAAGAGGAGCGACCGCACCGACTTCGGCGGCTCCGCCTCGGGATCATCCCACCACGCACCCGCGAGCAGGAGAATCGCCTGGTTGATTTCCCCCGGCACCGAGGAGCCGGCCGAGCCGAAACCGCACACATACTGACATTCAATACCGTTCACCGGCCGCAGCGTAGCAGACGGCCAGACCTGGTTCGCCTTGAGAACGAGACGACTCGGCTGACGGATCGCATCCAGCGAGTACGTGGTGTTGCTCACCGTCGCCGCCACGTCGGCCGTGCTGTAGTGCTTGAGATGGGTGATCGACCCGGCTGGCGCCGCCATCGGGAGGGAGATCCACGAGTCGGGCGGCCATTCATTGAGCCAGACCCGCCACGTTTGATTGATGAGCCCGCGCCCGATGATCTGTTCCACCCACCGCCGCGCCCGCACCAGCAGCGCCGCGAGCAGGGTGTCGTTGTCCGTTCCCGTGACGCGGATCAGCGGCTTCAGATCAGTATCCCGGTCCACGGGCTCCGCGGTCGGAGCCGTGACCAGTTCCCACCCGTTGACCATCAGCGGACCTCAACCGGCTCAGGCGACAGGAGCCTCCGCGCCAACGCAGCATTGGGACCCGCCGGGAAGCGCCGCAGATAATCCTGCGGTGCAATCGCCAGCGGCCAGTCCAGGCTCGCGAGAGTCCCGAGCGATTCCGGGACCACGACCTCGGCAAACCCGGCAGCGAGGAGCCGAAGCCCCTCGCTGTCGTGAACCTCGACCTCCTCGCCGGGCCGCCGCACGACCTGCGGCCCGGCCATCGACACCTTCATCCGGAGCCGCATCATCAGCAGGGCTTTGTCCGACAGTCGCCGCGCACAATGACCGCTCCGGCCCAGGAGGAATCACCCCCCGCCCCCGAGGCACGGAGGAGAATGCGAATGAACCGCTTGGTCCCGCTATAACCAATCTCCGTCACCGTCGAATCGGTCGCGATGTTCGCCGAATCCACGGTAGCGACAGCCACGCCGGACGCCGAATCCTGCAGCACGGCATACTGCGAGCTCGCCTCGACCAGCCCGCGATGGACCACCGCCACGGCGCTCATGTAGCCCGTGAGGTCCACCCACGCGCCCGTCGCCGCCGAGTTGGCGCGGATATTGGGCGTCAGCGTTGTGATCACTGCGATGTCGCTCTTCAAGTCCCGCCGCTGGGCCGTGGTGAAAGCCACCACCGCCAGGAGCGCGCAGGCCAGTAGGATTGTCCGTCTCATGTGTTTCATCTCCATCTGCGCGTAAGAGGTCAGCCTCCAGAGGGGCGAGGCCCGAAGGCCCCACCCCATCCCGAGCTTACGAAGCCGGGTGTCGGAGGTACTTGATCGGGTTCGTGCCCGCATCCACGAGATCTCCATCGTGGCGCGAGAACGCGAGGAACCACACCTGCGCCGCGTCGGCTCCCCGCTCCACCAGCCGGAGCACCATCACGTCCATCACGTCGCGGATGTAATACTTCGAGAAATCACCGAACAGCACCGAGTGATTCCCGGCCGCCACGCTGTCCATCGACTGGTTGATCACGAACGTGTGGCCGAGGATCGTGTCGGGCACGCGGAGCGCGAGGCCCGGCATCCACATCGGCTGACCGTAGCTGTCGGTCACCTTCGTGAGGGCGCCCACCGTGGAATCGTTGAGCATCCACTCCGCCGCCGTCCGGTAGGACGGATCGACGCCGTGCTTGAGGTCCACCATCTCGCCGTAGGCGATCGCCGTCGCCGAGGCGGCTGTCTTGCCGAACGCCGCGGCCCACATCACCCCGTAGGGCTGCGACGAGTTGGTGCCGAACGTGAAGTGGTCGTTGGTGATTCGGCCGATCCGCTCGCCCAGGTGCCGGGCGATGAACCCCTCAGCGTCGATCGCGGTGTCCTGCAGGAACTCATACGACGCCTTGACGATGTCCGAGCTGTACTTGAACGCCCCGAGCACGACCTGACCGAACGTCAACTGCGTCACGGTCGTGGTCGCTGTGTTCTCTGCCAGGATCGATCCCTTGTTCGTGGTGTCGTTCTGGGTGGGGATCGGCAGCGAGGCGCCGGTCGCCGTGCGGAGAATGGTGGTCCGGGCCGCCCGCATTCCGCCGAAGGCAAGCAGGGCATCCTCGAGACCGGCCATCGGCGCGTTCGGCACCGTGTAGCCGCCGGCCGTGGTGGTCGTCGACTGCGGATTCGTGCCGCGATACTCGTAGCGCATCAGCTCCCGATTCCAGACCCGCCGCTCGTCTGGGTTCGCCGGTAGCGGGGAGAGCCGCACTCGCAGTGCCCCCTGGCCGAGGAACGGCGCCAGCTCGGGATTCACCTGCGCGTCGGCGCGGGACACCATACCCACACCGGCCACGCTCCGCTCCTCGGGCGTCATACCATCGACGCCTCCGAGCATCCACGAGCGGATCGCTTCGCTCCGGGTCACGCCCGGTGCCGGCTGGCCCGCCGTGTTCGGTCGGCCCGCCTGGACGAGCCGGTCCTGATCGGCTTCGAGCGTCCGCGCTTCCTCACCGAGCGTCTTGATCTCGGCATGGATTCTGTCAATCGTCGCCGATTCCTCCGGCGTCAGTCCGCGCTGCGCTTCCTCGCGCGCGTTGGCCACCGTGAGGATCGCCTTGGCCTGCTCCGCCAGCGTCCCGCGCTTGGTCCGGAGCTCTTGGGCTCTCGTCAGTCCAGACATGCGATTACGTCCTTATCGTGGGGTCAGGCCGGGGAGGACGCCACAAAAAGCGCGAACCATCATCCGACCCGAACGGTTTAACCCTTCGGGATCGTCTGAGAGTCCGCGCACCGCATTGCGAGGCGGGGTCTACTCGTTGACGCACGGGCGATGGCTCGGCGTTGCCAGCCTTGCCCGACGTCCCTCCATCCTACATCTCAGGACTACGGTACTACGATCACCCGCCCGCGTCAAGCATCAGGTGAACCAGCTCGCGCTCCCGCAGCGCAATGATGTCCGCCCGCAACGGCAGGACATCGAAAGATCGCACCGAGACAGTGGTATCCCGGTAGGCCGGATAGACCACCGGCCCCACATCGAACAACTCCCGCACCCTCACCACCGTCCGCAGCAACGTGTCCCCGTCGATCGTCCCCCACACATCTTCCTCGACCGTGAACGCGAACGAATTGCCGCGCAAATCCCCGCGCTCCACACTCTGAAGCACCGAGCGCGCCATCTCGGAATCCGGTACGCGCACCGTGTAGCGCAGCCCGTCGTCCGCCTCTTCTAACGTGAGCGTCCCCGCCGACTGCCGCCCGAGGAGGTTGTCCGGGTTGTGGTTGAACAGCGCGGCTGCATCGGATCGACCAATCGCATCGCGGAACGCACCTGGCTTGATCTCCTCGACAAACCACCCGAGATCAACCGACCGCTTGCCGAAGGGCGCCGCGAGCCCGACGAGCGTCTTGCCATCCTCGCCCGCCCGCACCTCGACACTCCCCGCTGACACCATGCGCCGCTCCGGCGCATCGCCCGCCTGGAACCGGCCATCAGCCTTGAGTTTCGCCAGCAAGGATTCCCGCGTCATAAGACACCCCGTTGATAGTATCGCATCGCTGCGTCCGCTTCATCACCCGCCCGCTGCTCCCGCCACGTCGCGAGGAGATCATGCACAGCAGCCGCCGGATTCTCGCGCACACCGAGCGCCGCCAGCAAGGCCCGCTCCGACGTCTCCACCCAGGCCGTGGCGATCTCGTGCACGTCGGTATCGACCGTCTGCTCCGGCGCCGCGCCCCACGCCTCAACCACAGCCGCACGGTAGGACTCAAGAACCGGCAGCATTTGCTGCACCACATAGTCCCGTTGTTTCGCGTAGAAACTCTCCATCCATGCGCGAAACTCGTCCATGCTCTTCCGCCGTGCCCGGTCCGCCGCGATCAGCTCCCGGTTCAGACACCGCTCTGCCGCATCGACGAAGAGGCCGCGATAGGCACGCCGGAGCCGCGCCCACAAGACTGCCGCCTGGCGTTCCGACGCCATCATCGCATCGTCGTCCAGCATCGTCTCGTCGGCGGGCGGCTCCATCACCCGCGGACCATCGGGGCCGACCGGCACCATGTTGAGCGGCACGTAGTAGATGTCCCCGCCCTCGATCGGGTTCTCGTCCTCCAGCTCCCGGATGTCGTTCTGCGACAGCGAGCCCGTCCCCCATCGTTCGCGGTAGTATTGCGCGCGCGCCGCCTGGTCGCTCCGCAGTAGTGCCGCCATGTTGAACTTCACGAACATCGACCCCTGCGGCACGATCTCCCAATCCAGCGCCTGCTCCCAACGCACCAGCCGGGGCATGATCGTGTGCTTGCCAAAGTCAAGCGACGCCTGCTCGACGTTCGCCGCCGGCGCCATCGACTGGTCCGCGAGCATGTGGAGCGGCACCCGGAACCACCGGGCTACTTCCTGCACCTGGAACCGCCGCGTCTCCAGGAACTGCGAATCGCCGGGCGGGAGTCCGAGTTGGTGCCACTTGACCCCCTCCTCCAAGATTGCAATGCGGTGTGAGCGCTCCAGCCCCTCATGCATCGCCGTCCACGATTCCCGGAGATTCTTGCGCGACGTCTCAGAGAGCTGCGCCGGATGTTCCAAGACACCGGCCGGCCGCGCCCCCTGGCCGAACCATCCCGCCCCGTAGGCTTCCGCCGCCTGCGTGAGTCCGAGCGATTCGCGCGCCAGTTGAATCGGCGAGCGCCCAGCCAATCCGTCAAACCCGAACCCCGGAATGTGGAGCACCCGATCCGCCGAGAGAATCACCTGTGTGCCATCGGGGAGCCGGGTCTTGTACCGCTTCTGTCCGTTCACGCGCTCGGGAAATGTCCGGTCTGGCAGCAGCGGCCAGAGCCCCACAACGGCACCATCGCGCCGCAATTCCTTTTCCGCGTAGGCGTTGCCCCACGTCTCGAGGTGCCCCTGGAGAACTTCCTTGAACGTCACCGCCGTCATTTCGTCGTTCGGGCGGAGGTGCAGGAGTTGCCACAGCGGATGAGTCGTCGCCTTTTCCTTGCCGCGCTCCAGTCGCCGATAGAGGTCGATCGGCAGGGACGCCACGGTGTCGGTGATGATCCGCACCGCCGCATAGACCGCCGCGATGGTCAGCGCCGTCTGCTCGTTGACCCGCACACCCGCCCGGGTCGGACGCGCCCCCAACGCCTCGAGGAGCCAATATGGCTCTAGCGGCTTGGTCGGGTCCTCCGGGTTGTTATACCCCTGACGAGTCAGGGCGGCGAGGAGCGCCATCAGTCCCCCGTGTCAAGAGCCACGCCACGAATACGAGCATACACCCAATTACCACCAGCGCGAGCGCCGGACTCCAGAGCCAGCATCCCGCACCGATACACCCCACACCGGCCCAGAACGCCACGTCGCTCCGATCCAAGGTGATCATACGGCCACCTTACGCCCGCGGTCCGGCCACTCCTCCGCGATCACGTCCCCCTTGAGACGTCCCGGCCACGCGCGCACATCATACCACGGACTGCACCCACCCCGGAACTGCTCAATCGTCACCCACCCGAGCCATACGACGTCGGAGACTCCATCGCCGCGCCGACACTCATACGGCAGGAGGGCGAACCGATGCACCACACGCCTGTCCATCTCACGCGCCCACTTCATGCCGCCGCCTTCAACGCCAGCGCCTCACGCCAACCGAACGCCTCGTCCAAATACTCCACGTATCGCTGCGCCACAGCGGCCCCGTCATGGTGGCGCCGCACGTAGTCTACTACCCGCGCCGCCTCCGACGTGCGGTAGGGCTCGTCCAACACCAGGCGCTCAATCGTCTCAGCGAGCGCCCGCTCGTCCGGCACGTAGCTGTACGGCACGGTCCCCAGCCATTCCTCGAATCCCACTTTGCAATCCGGGTCGCCCGCGATGACCGGCATGCCAATGGCCGCTGCCTCGAGCCCCGAGCATTGCAACCCCAACCAAAACGAATCGAAGAAGAGATTGCACGTCGCCTTGATCCGTAGCGACTCGGCAATCGACTGGCCCTGAATCACCACGGCCTCCACCGGCAACCCCTGCGCCCGCAGTCGCTCGACGGTCGCCACGAACTGCACCGTCCCCTTGAGACTCGGCTTCGACGGCGAGTGACCGATCCGCACCGTTCCCGTCGGCGCGTAGCCCTCGCGCAGACGCGCGTACCGCGCCACCGGCACGGGATTCGGTAGGTAGCGCAACCCCTCACCATACTGCCGCAACTCAAGGTTCGAGATCAGCCGGAGGCCCGCCCGCTCCGCATCGAGGGCGTTGTACTCCGCCGGCGCGCGCCGGTACTCCGTCCCGTGATGGTGCATCACCGTCCACCGCCCCCGCACGCCGAGGAGATCGTGCGCGGCATAGGTGACGTGGTGGTGGACAACATCGGCTGTCGCCGCCAGGTCCCGACAGAGCGCGCGGTCACGGGTCAGATCGTACTGCTTCGGGTACCCGAACGGATGGCCCCCATTCGGCGCCATCGCTGACTCGTGCGGCGTCGTGCTGTTGAGCGCCGTATGGAGCCGCGACATCACCCCGCCCGGATCGAACGGCCCCGCTTGGAAGATGCGCAACGGCTCGTGCGCCTGGAGGGGTCGTCCGATCGTCAACTCCTGTCGATACGTCTCGCTCCGCACCGCCTCGTGCGCGTACTGCCGCGCATCCGCGCGGAACACGCCACGACTGTTGAACATCCGGAGCGGAACGGCGCGATGCAGGTATCCCGCGCCTCCCTCCTGGTGACTCGCCACGAGGTCCGGGCCACAGCGGATCCAATGGTGCCGCCCCTCGTAGTGGAGTCCCGGCTGGGCGCGAAAGAGACGCGGCGTGTGCACGACCCGACCATAGAGCGGGGACGCGCACTCGACCCATCCCACATCGAGCCACGGGACCGTCCGGAGCACATTCGCGTCCGGCACATACTCGTCGGCATCGACGACCCACAGCAGATCGCCCGGCCGCGCCTCCGCGAGGTAGACATTCCGCTTCTCGATCTGCGTCAGCCCTGACGTCGGAATCACGCGCACCGACGGGAAGCCCGCCAGGAATTCCAGCGTCCCATCCGTGCTCTCCGGGACTGCCTGCACCTCCCGGTAGGCGCCGTCCACCGCGAGCACGGCATCGACCGAGCCAATCCAGAGCGGCAGCGTGCGGCGAAGCTCGTCCACGTCATTCCAGACATTCAGGCACGCCACGACGCGCCACGGATGCGGTGGGGCAGGAATCTCGTCTAGGTCTTGCCCGGCCCCGCCCCAAGGCCATTGATCGAATCGTTGCCGCAGGTCAATCATACCACGAGCTCCGCCACGGCGCGGCGAATCATCGCCACCTCGTCCGTCAGCACGTCTTGCGGCAACGCATCCCGCCGCTTCGTGAGCCGTCCCTCCCATTGCCGGAGATAGTAGAGCTGGTCCGCCAGATACCCAAGCCTACGCCCCGCCCGCCGAAGCGCCATGATCCACAGCACATCGCACCCGCCATGCACGACCCGGCTATCATAGGGCACGTCGCGCACACGGAACATCGCCGTCGGGTGGTTCACGTTTCCGCGGTAGCCCCGCGGCCAACCCTCTGCGTAGCGGCTGATGTCCAGCGGCCACCGGGGAAAGATCGTTGCGCCCTCCCGGAGCAGTGGCCAAATCGCCTCCCGCGCGGTGAACACGCCAAGGTCGGTGAAACTCACGTCCACCTCGGGATGCGCGGACATGTACGCCGATTGTCGCGCCACGCGCTCCGGGTGGAGCACATCATCCGAATCAAGCCAACAGGCAAACGCGTGCGTCTCGGGCCACCACGCAAGCAAGGCATTCCTTACGGCCGGCTCGTTCCCTGGCGCTTTCGGCGGCCGCCTGTAGTGGATTCTCGGATCAGCGAAGGACCGCACAACAGCCTCCGTCTCGTCCTCGGTTCCATCATCCAGCACAAACAGATCCCACCACTCCGCCGACTGCCGGAGACAACTCTCGATGGCCTCGCCAATCGTCCCGGCCCGGTTGTGCGTGGGACACAGGATCGCGACCCTCACAGGACTTCAAGCCCGCGACTCTCGTACACCGACACCTTCTGTTCCATCGCGAGCCGCATCGCCATGATGAGCGCCACCGGCCCATCAATCTTGTTCTCCCGCCGATCCTTCCGCGGGAATACGTTGTCCTTCGCATCCGGTCGCACGGTGACGTTCCCCATCATCCACGTCATGCAGGGGTTCCCGTCGTGGTGCAGTCGCCCGTCCTTCACCGCCGCCTCGAGAAACTTCATCGGCTCGGAGAAGTAACCCACCTGTTGCGGGATCTCGATGGCCGTGATACCCAACCGCCCGAGTCCGTCCCGGAGGCTGATGCTATTCCACGGATCAATCCCAGCCCCGCGCACGTCGTACCCGTGGACCGTCTTATCGCTCTGCACATCGGCCATGATCTGCGCCAGGTCGATATCGTTCCCGTCCGTCGGGATCAGGTAGCCGTCATGCGCCCACCGCTGGTAGTGCTTCATCTCCGGCTCGTTGACGCGGGCCTCCGGCACGTAGTACCGCCCGAAGCAATAGAAGTGCGGCACATCCTCAAGCTCGCGACGAAACATCGTGACGGCCGCCACGATGTCAATCCGCGCCGCCACGTCGAACCCCATCCAACACGGATCCTCGCGGAACGTCTCCATCGCAAGCGAGGAATCCGCCTGCCGGTGCCACCACTCCATGTTCATCCACGGGCTCCGCGACGTGTTCCAGACGTTCAGGTGCTTGGTCTTGAACACGTTCTGCAACCGGCTGTCGTTCAGCGCCGTCCGCTGCTGCGCCTGGAGGTAGGTCGCATCGACCGACACGCCGTAATTCGGGTTGGCTTTCCGGAGCGCTGTCTCCGAGGTCCAGTCCTCCCCGTCGTCAATCGTATAGATGATGCCGAAGAGCCGATCGTCCGGCATCGTCCCGTCGAGCATCTTGACGACCCGCTCATGGAGCGCGTAACAAGGGCTCTCCATGTCGTCCCCGGCCGTGGTGATGACAAGCGCCAGCGGTTGGCGCCGCGCTCCCATGCCTGTCACCATCGTATCGAACTGCACCGAGTCGGGATGCTCGTGGTATTCGTCGGTGATCGAGAGGGACGGGCTGGCCCCATCGCCCGGCTTCCCGATGATGGGCTCGAAACGCGAGCCCGTCTCGAGGACCGCGAGACTCTTCGCGTTCACCTCCACGCCATAGTATGTGCGATACTCTGGCGTGCGTTCCGCCATCTGCTTGGCCGGCCGGAACACCTCCCAGGCCTGCTTCTCCGAGGTCGCCCCCGAGTAGACTTCCGCCCCGTACTCCCGATCCGCCGCCAGGCAGTAGAGCCCCGTGATCGCCGCGTCCGTCGACTTCGCATTCTTGCGCGGTCGCTCGATGTAGGCGATCCGAAACCGCCGAAACCCGCTCGCCTTCTCGACCCAGCCAAACAGCGAGGCCCGCTCGAACACCTGGAACGGCTCGAGCCGGATACGCACCGCCTCCGGTTTGCCCGGCACGGGGATCGCCCAATGGCCCTTCACATGCGGCATGAGCTCCGCGAACCGGCAGGCCGCATTCGCCCGCGCCGCATCGAACCGATAGGGGTACTCCTTGGTCCGCGCCCGCTTGAGGTCATCAAGGTGCCGCTGGCACGCTAGCCGCACCCACCGACAGGCGAGCACCCGACCTGCCACCACGTCCCGAGCATAGGCCCGCGCCACCGCTGCGTAGTCCTTGACCGTCATCCGGTGAGCTGCCCAAACGGGTTCGCCGCCGGCTGCGCCTTCACCTTGCCCGGCACCACGACCTTCG